ATGGACGCAGTATAGTCGACGGCCTAGAGACTATGTAGAATACAACTAGGAGAATAATCATGGCTAAAACACTATTTAGAGGACCAGTACTGCAAGGTAAATTTAACGAAGCAGGTTTAACTGGATTTAATCTAGAAAACAAAGCAGCTAACTACACAGTTACAAATGCAGATTCTGGAAAAACTTTTACATCATCAACTGATGGTGTTGTTTTTACTTTACCTGCAATTTCTATCGGAAGAGTATTTACTTTTGTAAATACAGGAACTGATGGAGCTAACACTTTAACTATTAGCCCAAATGCTAATGATGGTATTTTGTATGCTGGATCTTTAACAGATGATAAAGATGTTATTAATACAAAATCTACATCAAAAGTTGGTGACTTTGTAGTATGTGCATCTTTAAACTCAACAGCGCATTGGACGATTGTTGATGTACAAGGTGTATTTGCTAAAGAAGCATAATAAACAAACTCGGAGCGTCTGGTAATGCAGGCGCTCTTTAAAAGGAGGACAAAACATGGCGGATACAGTTTTAAACACTACAGTATTTGATGGAGCAAAAAAACTTATAACACACTACAACAATGTTTCTGATGGAACAGGAAGCACAACTAAGATAGTTGATGTTTCTACTTTAACAGCTAACAATGGTAAAGATTGTGCTAAAGTTAGACTTAATAAAGTTAGTTTCAATGTATCAATTACAGCACCAGCTGATGGTGTGAGATTACTTTGGGATGCAACTACAGATGTTGCTTTTCAAACATTGGCAGGAGAAATGGCTTTTGATTATTCAGACTTTGGTGGTCTTAAAAACACTAAAGCAAGTGGATATACAGGAGATGTTAACTTAACATTACCAGCTTGCACAAGTGGAGATACAGTTACAGTTGTTTGCGAGTGGATTAAAGTATACGACTAGGAGGTTAAATGGCTAACACTACCTCTGGAACTACAATTTTTGAAAAGGGTTTTTCTATTGCAGATATAGTAGAAGAATCTTATGAAAGAATTGGAATACAAGGTGTTTCAGGATATCAATTAAAAGGTGCAAGACGTTCTTTAAATATAATGTTTCAAGAATGGGGTAATAGAGGTTTGCATTATTGGGAAGTTGCAAACAACTCAATTACATTAGTTAATAATCAAGCAACATATACAATGTTTAGATCAACAGCTGATGGTACATCAGATGCAACAGCTGTTTATGGTGTTGATGATGTTTTAGAAGCAAGTTATAGAAACGCTTCTAGTGTAGATACACCTCTTAGTAAAATTAGCAGATCAACTTATCAAGCATTATCAAATAAAACTTCTACAGGTCAACCTACACAATATTTTGTACAAAGGTTTATTGATAAAATTACAGTTACTTTATATTTAACACCAGGAACTGATCAAGCTGGTAAATTTTTTAATTATTATTATGTAAAAAGAATTCAAGATGCAGGAGACTATACTAATGATGCAGATGTGCCTTATAGATTTGTACCTTGTATGACTGCAGGACTAGCATATTATTTAGCAGTTAAATATGCACCTGAAAAAATTCAAATGTTAAAAATGTTATACGAGGATGAATTAAATAGAGCATTAACTGAAGATGGATCTTCATCTAGTTCTTTTATTACTCCTAAAACTTATTATCCGGGAGTCTAATGGCAAAATTATCTAGAGGAAAATATGCGCAGGCAATATCTGATAGATCAGGCTTAGCATTTCCATATAAAGAAATGGTAACTGAATGGAATGGTAGTTTTGTTCACAACTCAGAATTTGAACCAAAGCAACCACAAATTCAACCAACAAGATTTACAGGTGATCCTCAAGGTTTAATGAATGCAAGACCTGCAAGAGTTGAACCTGCAACAGAAAATTTATTACCTGGAAATCCTTTAAGTTTAATTTCAGGTTCTTCTACTGTAACTGTTACAGAACCTGCTCATGGAAGAGCAACAAATGATACTGTTGTTTTTAGAAATGTAGATGGAAGCCCAGGAGGCCTGGCATATTCTTTATTTGAAAATAGTTCAGGATTTAGTATAACAGTTATTGATATAAATAGTTATAGTTTCAATTGTGGAAGTAATGCAACTGTAACAGAAAATTCAGGAGGAATGTTTGTAACTGCAGGTCCAGTTACTTTAACACCATAATGGCATATACTTTAGCAAACTTACAAGACGATGTTAGAAACTACACCGAAGTAGATAGTGCAGTTTTATCTAACACTATTTTAGATACAATAATTAAAAATGCAGAAAATAGAATTTACAGAGAAGCTGATTCAGATGATAATAGATTTTATGCAACATCAAACTTAGCAGCTGGAAGTAGATATGTAACTATACCATCTGATTTAAGATTTATTAGATATGTACAATTAACAGATTCTAATAGTAAACAAACTTTTTTAGAAAAAAGAGATACAAGTTTTATGGCAGAATATTATAATACTCCAAATACAGCTTCTGGAATACCTAAATATTACGCTAATTGGGATGCTAATTATTGGGTAGTAGCACCTACTCCAAATAGTACAAATTTAATAACTTTAGCCTATACAAAACAACCAGATAGTATTACAACAACTACTGGTGCAACTCCACCAAGTACTAATGGAACTTACACATCTAATAAATATCAAGATTTACTTTTATATGGATGCTTGGTAGAAGCATATGGATACTTGAAAGGTCCCGCAGATATGTTACAATACTACGAAGGATCTTTTAAAAGAGCTTTACAATCGTATGCGATCGAACAACAAGGTCGTAGACGCCGGGATGAATGGGAAGATGGTGCCATTCGAACTCCTCTTAAATCTGAATCACCATCTTAATTTAAGGAGATAAAAAATGGCAAACGTAGTACCTGATTCTTTTAAAACGGATCTCTTAAAAGCAAAGTTCAGCTTCGATACGTCGGGGAATAGTGGAACAGCTTTTAAACTTGCTTTGTATACAGACATTTCTGGTTTAAGCACTTCTACTACAGCATACACTACTACTAATGAAGTTTCTTCATCTGGTACAAGTTATACTGCTGGTGGAAATACTTTAACTAATAATGGTGTAGCGATCGCAAGTAATATTGGATATGTTGACTTTGCAGACTTAACTTTTAGTTCTGTAACTTTAACAGCAGTAGGAGCTTTGATTTATAAAAGTGCTAGTCCACATAATGCTGTATTAGTCTTAGACTTTGGTGGTTCAAAAACTGCAACTAACGGTGATTTCGTTATTCAGTTTCCAACTGCGTCTAGTTCTGCAGCTATTATTAGACTTGGCAACGCATAAAATTTTTTGGAGTAGTAAATGGCAGCTTTAATAGTTAACGATAGAGTTAAGGAAACAAGCACAACTACTGGAACAGGAACGTTTTCACTAGCCGGTGCAGAAACTGGTTTTGAAACTTTTGTTGCTGGTATTGGAACTGGTAAGAGAACTTATTACGCTATCTCACTCGATGGTTCAGCAGAGTTTGAGGTAGGTATAGGAACTGTTACAGATGCTTCACCTGATACTTTATCTAGAGACACAGTTATCTCATCATCTAATTCTGATAGTGCGGTAAATTTTTCTTCAGGTAGTAAAACAGTATTCTGTACTTTACCTGCGGCTAGAGCTATGTCTCCATCTATGACAGCAACAGATTATGTAGTAACACATGCATCAACTCTTTCTGAAGATCAAACAGTAGACTCTGGAGTTTTAGCAGGGCCAGTTACAGTAACAGGAACACAAACTATAACAGGAACGGTAGTAGTCGTATAATGAGTAAAATTGAAGTAGATCAAATAGACCCGCAATCAGGGACAACGTTAACTCTTGGAACTTCAGGAGACACGGTTGTTGTTCCGTCAGGTGTATCACTTGCACCAGGTGGAGGATTAACTCTTACAGGAAACTTTGTCGTTGACGGTGGCACAATCAAACTAGATGGTAACTATCCTACAGGAAGTAGAAATGTTGCTTTAGGAGATACTGCACTAGATAGTGTTGAAGCTGGTGGAACTGATAATGTTGCAATCGGTCATGCTGCACTAACAGCTAACACAACAGGCGATAACAACACAGCAATAGGTCAAAGTGCTCTTTGTGCTAACACTACAGCAGAGAATAATGTAGCTGTTGGTAATCTTGCTCTGAAAAATAACACAACAGGAGCAGCAAATATTGCAGTCGGTGCAGCTTCTTTAGATGCAAATACGGAAGGTGCAAACAATACAGCGATAGGTGGTAATTCTTTAACAACTAACACCACAGCAGATGATAATACAGCAGTTGGTAAAGATAGTTTAAAACTTAACACAACAGGAACAGGAAATATTGCTGTTGGAAAAGATGCTTTAGATTCAAATACAACAGGTTCTAATAATACAGCAGTAGGTATAGATGCTTTACAAAATAATTCTACAGCTTCTGATAGTACAGCAGTTGGAAGTAATGCTTTATTTGTTAGCACAGGTTGCAGAAATGTTGCCGTTGGTTCTTGTTCTTTAAAAGCTAACACAACAGGTACTCACAACGTTGCTTCTGGTTATACATCACTATTTGCTAACACAGAGGGTTGTAGAAATGTTGCTTCGGGATATAGTGCTTTAGGTTCTAACACTACAGGAGATGACAATGTTGCGGTAGGTTGTGGTGCTTTAGGTGGAAACACAACAGCAGATGGTAATACAGCAGTTGGAAAAGATTCTTTAAAAGCTAACACAGTAGGTGCTTGTAATGTTGCAGTAGGTTTTGATGCTTTAAAAGTAGCTACTTGTGGCAAAAACACAGCAGTTGGTGGTAGAAATATGGAAGCTACTACAACAGGTGAATGTAATGCTTCATTTGGATATGCTACTTTAATATCTAATACAACAGGTGGTAATAATTCTGCTTTTGGATATGCACCTATGAACTCAAACACAACAGGTTCTAATAATTCTGCTTTTGGATATTGTGCTTTAGCAGGTAACACAACAGGTGCTAACAATGTAGCAGTAGGCGATATTGTTTTAAAAGCAAATACTACAGGACTTGAAAATACATCTGTAGGTTCAGTTTCTATGTGTACTAACACAACAGGTTGCTGTAACACAGGAGTAGGTACTGCTGCTATGTGTAAAAATACAACAGGAAGTAATAATACTGCATTAGGTCATACATCTTTAAACGATAACACAACAGGTGCAAATAATACAGCAGTAGGAAAAGGTGCTTTATATTCTAATACGACAGGACAAAATAATACAGCAATAGGACTTAATGCTGGTCGTAATGTTACAACAGGTAGTGCTAATGTGCTTTTAGGTGTTTGTGCTGGTGCTGATGCTAGTATGATTAATATTACTACTGAAAGTAATAGATTAGTAACTGGTCATAACGATATAACTAATGCTTATGTAAAAGTTGCTTGGACAGTAACTTCAGATTTAAGAGATAAAACTAATTTTGGTACAGTTCCTCATGGTTTAGACTTTATTAATCAATTAGAACCTGTTTCATTTCAATTTAGAAAATCAAGAGATGATGACACTCCACATGGACCTATGCACTATGGATTTAAGGCTCAAGACATACTTGAACTTGAGGGTTCTGATAATGTTATTATTGATGACGAACAACCAGAACATTTAAAATACAAAGGCGAACATTTAGTTCCAGTATTAGTTAATGCAATAAAAGAGTTAAAAGCTAGAATAGAGGTATTAGAAAATGAGTAGTATTATTAAAGTAGACAACATTCAAGACCAAGCAGGTAATAACATCATCAACGAATCTGGTGGCACGATTACTATTGGGGTTGCAGGAAACACTGTTTCTTTTGCATCAAATGTAAGTTTCAGTTCTTTAACAATTGCAGGAAACCTGTCGGTTGATTCAGGTACAATCAAACTAGATGGTAATTATCCTGTAGCGACAGGTAATGTTGCTTTGGGAGATACTGCACTATCTACAATAAGCACAGCTGTAAATAACACAGCAATTGGTTTTAATGCTTTAAAAAATAGTAATAATGATAATAACACAGCTATTGGTAAAGATGCTTTATGTACTAATACAAGTGGTTCAGAAAATACAGCTGTTGGAGTTTTTGCATTACGTTATAATACAACAGAAAATAATAACACAGCAATAGGTAGAGAAGCTTTAGAAGCTAATTTAGCTGCTGACAATACAGCTGTTGGATTTCAGTCGCTTACAGCTAATACTACTGCCTCTAACAACACAGCAGTAGGTTATCAATCTTTATTATCTAATACTACAGGTGAACGTAATGTTGCTATTGGAACAAAGACTTTAGATGTTAATACTACAGGTTCATGTATTACAGCAATTGGTCAAGGTGCTTTAGGTGGTAACACAACAGGAAATAATAATACAGCAGTTGGTCAAGCTTCTTTAGGTCAAAACACCACAGCATCAAATAATACAGCAGTTGGTTTATGTTCACTTTTTGCTAATACGACAGCGAATGATAACAC